ATGAGCATAACGCAAACCAGAAATGGTATACGGATAACGCCGACGTTATCAATGCCGCTGGCGACAAGGCCAGGGAAGCTGCTGCCAGTGCCGCGGCCGCTGCGGAAAGCGCCAATACAGCGTCTACCAAAGCCACCGAAGCAAGCCAGAGTGCTGCCGCAGCTGCTGCATCAGAAAACGCTGCCGGTGCAAGCGCTTCCGCCGCAAAAACGTCTGAAACCAATGCTGAGAGCTTCAAGGTAGATGCTGCTGCGTCTGCCGCGACAGCGTCTACCAAAGCGACTGAAGCGGGAGAATCAGCCACGAGTGCCGCGGCATCCAAAGATGCGGCGAAAGCATCTGAAACTCAGGCTGCGACCAGCGCGTCCGAAGCCTCTGCTTCGGCGTCTGCCTCGTCTGACTCTGCTGCTGCTGCCAAAACCTCTGAAACCAATGCCTCTGCCTCAGAGCAGGCCGCCGCTGGCAGTGCAGCTGATGCGCTGGCCTCAAAAAATGCGGCTAAGGAATCAGAAACCCATGCTGCTTCGAGCGCCGGTGAGTCGGCGGCAAGTGCTGCGGCTGCCAAAACGTCAGAAACCAACGCCGACGCATCACAGAAGGCTGCTGCTGCCAGCGAGTCAGCTGCCGCATCCAGCGCGAACGCCGCTTCCGAAAGCGCCACCGCTGCAGGTGAGTCTGCTGACGCCGCTTTAGCGAGTCAAAACGCGGCTGCGTCCAGCGAAGAGAAGGCAAAAACTTCGGAGACCAATGCAAAGGCGTCCGAGACAGCTGCATCGGAGAGCGCAACGGCTGCCGAAGCATCAAAAGCGGCTGCCCAGAACTCAGAAGCCCACGCAGGGGAAAGTGCCGCTGCCGCAGCTGGCAGTGCTGATGCTGCGAGCAAATCAGCTACTGCGGCTGCCGATTCGGCCACAACTGCAACAGAGAAGGCCAACGTTGCCAGTGAACAGGCGACAGCTTCTGAGGCATCTGCCGCAGCCGCCAAAACCTCTGAAACCAACGCGAAGTCTGCTGAGACCGCCGCTGAAGGATCTGCAACAGCTGCTGCCAAATCCGCAGGTGAGGCTGCTGCTTCCGCAACGACTGCGACCGAAGCGATGGCAGTGGCTGAAGCTAAAGCCAAAGAAGCCTCTGACTCTGCTGCTCTGGCATCCACGAAAGCAACTGAGGCGACCGATGCGGCTGCCGGGGCGAAAACTTCTGAACTGAATGCCAAAGAATCAGAAACGAAGGCTTATGAGTACGCCCAGAACGCCCAGGCCAGTGTTGCCAGTGTGAAATGGAAAGGGACTTCGGCTGAAATGGACATGGCTACCGACGCGCCGAAGTGGGTGAAAGTGTCCACGGCACGTATGCCACAGTCGACCAGCACCGTATACATCGAAGTGATCGGCGGGGCAGGGTACGAAGCCGGGCAGCCAGCGCTTGCTGCAATGGCCGCTATCGTGCTGCGAACTGCTGCAGGCGATCCGAAATCGGTGAATGCGGTCGCTTATCGCACTCTGGATGCGGCGGTGCTGTCTGTAGCTACCGTGAACACGGCTGATGATAACTACGACATTTACATCAAAGCTGGCGCTGGCTCTCAGAAGCTGGTCGTCAACCTGCAATCTGCCGGTGCTGTGGTCGAAACTCTGGAAGTACTGGAGGTTGTGGATACGCTGCCTGAAGACGCTGTAGAGGGGACTGTCTACCATCGCGTCATTTCTGATCAGGATGGCTCCATTACCGGTTCGCTGGTGGGTAACGCAAGTACCGCTACCGTGCTTCAAACCGCTCGTTATATCGGTGGGGTGAGATTTGACGGTTCGACTGATATCAACCTGCCAGGTGTGAATATTCAGGGTGATCAGAACACCACTGGTAATGCCGCTACTGCAACCAAACTGCAAACACCGCGGACAATCAACAGCGTAATGTTCGATGGCTCTGCCAACATTACTATCCCGACGTTGGTTTCCCGCGGGCGAGTTAATGCGCTGGCTTCGAACACTCAAGGGGCCATGCCTGGCATTCAGATGTATGAAGCCTATAACAATAGCTATCCAACGGCTTACGGCAACGTTATTCACTTGAAAGGTGCTTATGCGTCTGGTGAGGGTGAACTTTTAGTTGGTTGGAGTGGAACAAGCGGTGCTCATGCCCCGGTATATGTGCGATCTCGACGTGATGCCGGTGACGCAAACTGGTCTGGTTGGGCACAGGTTTACACCACAGCACACAAACCCACAGCGAAAGACGTTGGGGCCGCGCAAGCATTTAGCGCGTCGTACAGCACAGGGGCTGGTAATTGGACTACCGCTGAATTTATCGCATGGCTGAAGGCGCGTGGTGCTTTCGAAGTGCCGTACTGGATGATGAAGGGTTCCTGGTCATATGCCGACAATAAAATTATCACTGATACAGGTGTCGGCAATATCTGCCTTGCTGGTGCGGTTATCGAGGTTTTAGGTACCGAAGGCGCAATGACCATCCGAGTTACTACGCCTACAACGACTACCGGTGGTGGGATTGCCTGTGCTCAGTTCACCTATATTAATCACGGTAGCGCGTATGCCCCTGCCTGGCGCAGAGATTACAACACTGCTCTCAAACCCACTGCGGCTGATGTCGGTGCGTTACCGATTTCTGGCGGAACAATGACTGGTGTGCTGACGCTGCAAAATGTGAGTCAGCCCCTCAAGACGCAAGGTGGAGGCATTCTGGCAAATGATGGAAATTTATACATTAATAAGTCGGGATTTGCAGGCTGGATTGATGCGCTATTTATGAAAAACAGCGGCGGTACAATGTCCGGGCCGCTTAAGATTCGCGCTACGGATGGGTTGCGCATTTACGATGCGGCATACGGAATGATTTTTCGCCGTTCTGAAAATAATTTTTACCTTATCCCGACAGCAAAAGACCAGGGAGAAAATGGTGATATAGGTTCGCTTCGTCCATTTTATGTAGATCTCACTAATGGCAGAGTAACAATGGGCAATGGTGCTGTTGTTAACGGTGGTCTTGGGCTGGGTGTGGTCAATGGTCTTGGCGGTAATTCCATTGTTCTGGGTGACAATGACACCGGCTTTAAACAGAACGGAGATGGCATTCTGGATGTTTACGCCAATAGCGCCCATGTTTTTAGGTTCGTTAATAGCACGCTGCAAAGCCTTAAGCCGTTGAGTGTAACGGGTGACATCACGTCAAGTGCGTGGGTTTACGCCAACCGTTTTTCCATCAACAGCGGCTCTGGCGCGTGGATAGATATGCGTAACCAGAACGTCATCTTCGGGAGGAACGCTGTAAGTACAAGCTCTGCACAAGCGTTGTTGAGACAAGACCACGCGGATCGCAAATTCTTCTTGGGTGGCTTGGGAAACAGTCAGTTTGGTTTTTACATGATCAACAACTCACGTACCGCAAACGGCACGGATGCGAACGCATACCTCCAGAATGATGGTACTTGGGTTTGTGGCGGTAATGGCAGCTTTAATGACGTTTATATCCGCTCTGACCGTCGTAGCAAACGCAATATTCGCAAGATTGAACGAGCGCTCGACAAGATGGAACGGATCGAAGGTGTTCTGTACGAGATGCAGGGCTGTGACCGGTATGAGCAGTCTGGCGGCCTCATCGCTCAGGACGTCCAGAATGTTCAGCCTGAACTGGTAACGGTTGACCATAACGATCAGTCAGGAGAGCCTCGTCTGCGTCTTAACTACAACGGCGTTATCGGCATGTTGGTCGAGGCTGTCAAAGAGCTGCGCGAGGAAGTGCGCGAACTGAAGGCAAAAATGTAATCAAGGTGAATGGTGAGGGGCCACCCTCACCAATTCAGGATATTCACATCAAAAAGGAGATTAGATGTGCCAATTGTCGGTGTTCCCGGTTGGATTGGGTCTTCGGCTGTCAGTGTGACAGGCCAGAGATGGATGAGTGCAGCTCGAACGGCGGTGCAATTGTCTGCTGCTGGGAATATGTCTCAGTTAGCAGGTCGTTCTAAGGAAATTCATTACAGCATCGGTGCGAATCATAACTACAACAAAGACACACTGATCAACTATTTAAAATCCCAGGGGGCGACGCCAGTCGTTGTTACCATTACAGGGGATCTGGTGTCGTCCAGCAGCGGCGTGCCATGTTTAGATTTCCCGAGTTCGCTTACCAACTCTTATATCAGCCTGGTAATCAACGCAGGTGTAACTGTCTATGGTCGTGGGGGTAATGGTGGCGTTAAAGGTGGCGGTGCTGCCGGTGGCACTGCTATTAACAACGGGATTGGGACTCGGTTAAGAATAACGAATAACGGCGCTATTGCCGGTGGCGGTGGTGGTGGCGGCGGTAACTCAGCCGATGGTGGTATGGGTGGTGGCGGTCGCCCGCTTGGTGTTGCAAACACTACAAGGCCGCCAGCTTCAACTTCGCGTGCGGCAACTTCTGGCACTCTAACCGCTCCCGGGATTGGTGCTCAATATTTGATCGGCTCTTCCGCTGTTCAATACTCATGCGGCAGTGGAGGTAATGTGGGGGCTGCTGGTGCGGCTGCTACTGGACGATTGGGGACAATGTACGGAGGGGGCGCGGCGGGTAAGGCTGTCACGGGGAACGCGCCTACATGGACTAAAGTCGGTGCAATTTATGGTGCTCGTGTGTAAGTACTTACCTACCATGTAAGGGTGATTTGTGGTATAAAACAGCCATCCCGATTTGACGATTCATGGAGGAAATAATGTCGAACGAGATGGCAGGCGTAACGCCAGAGCAGGTAGAGCGCATTGCCGCTATCGTTGCGCGTGAAGTTGTCGGCAAATTAGGTAAGGAGTTACGTGAGGAAATTGGCCAGGAGGTCAACGACCAGCTCAAAACCTACTTTGGCGATATGACGCCTTCGCAACACAGCATTCAGCACTCCAACCTGGACAAACTACTTAATCGGCTAGACGCCATCTCCAGCGGGTTCTTTGGCGGCATTATCTCAAAGATAACGTCGTTCCTGATTACCGCGCTGCTGCTGGGTCTGGCCGCTTATGGCGTGAAGAATGGACTGCAATAACAGGAGATCAAGGATGAAAACTCCGAGAGGCATTCGTAATAACAACCCTGGCAACCTCGACAAAGGTTCGCCGTGGCAGGGGTTAATTGACAACCCTGCCGAACCGCGTTTCTGCACGTTCAAAGATCCCGTATGGGGGATTCGGGCGCTGGCAGTAACGCTCATTACCTACCACGACAAGCGCCGCGCGAAGGATGGCTCCAGCATCGATACGATCCGCGAAGTCATCGAACGCTGGGCGCCTCCGCATGAAAACAACACCGTAGCTTACGTGAACGAGGTATCTAAAGCCGTTGGCGTGACCCCGGACATGATTATCGATCTGCACGACTACGACACTCTGCGTCCACTGGTTGAGGCGATTATCCGTCATGAAAATGGCCGTGGCCCGCTCAAAACGCCGAACACCTGGTATGCGGCAGAAGTTATTGAGGAAGGTCTGCGTCGCGCTGGTGTCGTTAAGCCGGTGAAAACCGTGAAGGCTGTTCCTGTAACCAAAGAAACTGCCGGTGCGACCGTTACGGCGGGAATTGGTCTGGCACAGCTGGCCGACGTCATGCCACAGGTCTCTGCGGCAATGGACAAGGCGCAGGGACACATCACCAGTGGTGATACGGTTCGGATCATCTTCGGTATCGCGACCATTGTGGTGGCTGGCTTTATCGCCTGGTCACAGGTGCGAAAACACCAGAACGGGATGGTCTGATATGACCGGCAGCCTATTTTCAAAGCTGAAGTTTGCTCTGATGACTCTGGCTGCCGTTCTTTTCGTGCTTGTCGGTGCTTATACGATGGGAGGTCGTGCGGCCCGGCAAGCAATCGAAGAGAAGGCCAGACAGGAGGACAGGAAAAGGCTTCAAAGCACAGTGGACGTCAAAAATGAGACACTTAATGAAGTGCGGCGGAAAGATGCTTCTGCTGTTCATCGCGAGCTGCATGATAAGTGGCTGCGTGATTAAGACACAGACTTCCGGCGTGCTGTTCTGCGATGCAGCAAACCCTATTTATGTCAGTAACGACGACTTTATGACCGAAGAGACGGAACGCGAGATCCTCTTCCATAACACGATGGGAGAGCGATTGTGCAACTGGCAGGACAGACAAGCCTTGAATTAAAACAGCCCCTCAATCGAGGGGCTTCTTTATTTTCCACCAAACAACTTCTCAATGCCTTTTGTGGGATAGAACAGCGAATTGGCGTTATCACCCGTAAGAGGGGTAAAGCCTAACTGCTTATAAAACCGCATCGCATTCTCATTTTTGGCGTCAACAAACAAAGCGTAGATCCCAACGGCCAGGGAAGCCCGGTATACCACTTTCATCGCATGTGCCACCAGCGTTTCCCCATACCCTTGTCGCTGGATACTTTTGTCTATTGCCAGACGACCGAGCGTAACGCTTGGGGCGTCGGAATAGGGGACTTTACGCTGTTGAGTGTTGGAAGGAAGCGTGTTTCTTGCAAAGCAGCTCCCGGACAACGTGTAAAACCCCATCACTTTCGGTATCGGATCTCTCGTCAGAAGCAGATATCCGCGTAATATACGCCCGCTGTGTTGCTGGGCGAGGCGATTGTTAAGAAAATCATTGAGAGACGTTTCTCCGCAGTCGAAGCATGAGAAATCATATACAGCCTCTTCTGAAAACATCTCAATGGTCAGGTTGGCCACGTCTTACTCCATGCTTTGTAGACGCTCGGCAGCTCGTTTCAGCCTATCATTCGGTGCAGGCGGGTTACTGATGGCATCCATCACTATATTCCATGACTCTTCGCTAAGAATCAGGCGACGATGTTGCTCTATCACTTCCGCAGCACGTTCAGAGGCACTGGCAACCATAAACTGAGTAATTGTCTGGTTGGTCATTGCCGCAGCTTCTTCGATCATGCTCTTGTCGTCGTCGGTTAATCTGAGATCGATGCGCTGTTTTTTCAGTGCTGACATGCTTGTACTCCTAGCCCCACGCCTTGACTCGCGAGGCATCTCTATAGTCGATTTTTCAGTTTTCAGTTTTCAGTTTTCAGTTTTCAGTTTTTCGATTTTCAGTTTTTCGATTTTCAGTTTTTCGCATTTAGTTTTGTAGACGGATTACGCCACTCTTTGTACGGCATCTTTCCGTACAAGAACTATAAAGCCAATCGAA